ATCCAAATTGGACTGCACGTTCTCAATTGAAGGATGTTAAAAATAAAGTAGGGCAATTTGTATACTGATGAACTGCATCACTTGCTTAAAAATTGGGGATAGATATTCATCTATCTACGTTAATAAATTATACAATGCTATAAGAAAACAATGTGACCTTGATTTCATATGCTTTACAGACGATCCCTCTGGTATTGATCCCAATGTTATTGTATATGATATTCAACCTCTAGTAAAAGATCCAACTAAATGGCAAAACCCCAAGAGAGAGCGTATAGGATTACGTTCTTGGTGGCCAGCATGGAGTAAACTAGAACTGTTTGGTCGTGAAGAGTTAGATAAGTACGAAAAGAAAATATTTTTTGATCTTGATGTGGTTATTCAAGGGGATATCACACCCATATTAGATTTTGAAACTAATTTAGCAGTCACACATTCCACTTGGAAGTCAGATGAGTGGGTAAAGAAAAATCAAGGTAAAAGGGAAGCATTTGCATTCAATTCAGATTGTATTGTTTGGAAGGACGTCAAGTTTATTTACGAACAATATATGTCAGACTGGAAGAGGCATTGTAGAAGGATCGGTGCTGATGATGTCTATCTAAACGAATATCATTTGTCTGATTTGGAATATTTACCGGAGGTCTTTTATTCATATAATAAGGGATCAAAACCAGAACATTATTATGATGGTGATGGAACACCTTATCTCAAATTCATGCCAGAGTATTCTGTTTGTACTTTTCATGGGAAACCAGACATCCATGATCTAGGTGATGATCATGTCCTATACAAAATATGGAATGACTCGTAATGTCAAAAAGTTGTATAACTTGTCTGAAGATAGGTGATTTTTATTCGCATGAATATGTAAACAATCTATACAAAGCGGTTAGAAAATACACAGATATTGATTTCATATGTTTTACAGATAACCCAGAGGGTATTGTTGATGATGCAATAACTTATAGTATAGAATCACATTGGGATGTAAAAGGTTGGTGGCCAGCATGGAGTAAACTGGAGATGTATGGGAGAGATGAATTAGAAAAATATGATAAAAAAATATTTTTTGATCTTGATATTGTAATTCAAAATGACATCACACCTATCCTTGAATACGAAACTGATTGGGCAATCATTGATACTTCATTATGGAAGGGAGAAAAATATAAAAAAAAGCATCCAGAACAAGCAACATGGAATAGTAGTTGCACAATTTATAAAGACTTGACAAATGTTTATGAAAGATATATTGCCGATTGGCATAATTATGTTACAATGTATAGAGGATGTGATAACTTCATGTGGGTAGAAGGTTTCAAACCTGATTATCTACCAAGATGGTTTTATTCTTATCGTGAAGGATGGGATCCATCTCACTACTGGGAAAATCGAGTGAACGCTGCATTGAATATATGGAGACCACGATTCAAATACAATCCAGATTTTCTTATCTGTTTATTTCATCAAAAACCTGACGTCCACGAACTAGATCATGAAAACATACTATACAAGATATGGAATGACTCCCTTTGATACCTATAAAATATATCTTGCGATGAAGAGTCACTTCACCAGAGAAAAGTATGATTACTTTCAGTATGGTGGTAAGACAAATGCTAGTTTGGATTCATTTTACAAGAGAAAGGATAGATATTTCTTTGAGAAAACATCGAGGAAGTATCCTGATGAAGAGGTCAAACAATTCTTCGTTGCTAATTTTGTAGAGTCAACTGATCCTCAAAGTCTTTGGATAGGTACGATCGCAAGGACAGGTGACACAACCTATTCAGCATGGCAGAAGAGACAGCAGAGTTTATACTATAAGTTTACTCAAGAGATAGATGAATTATGTAAAGCACCTTTTGCAGAGTGGTTTATAGGTAAAGGTCACCCACATATACTCAAGTGTCATCTAAGAGATGATTTGAGTATTGAGAACATGATAATTTTAGATAGGGTTTTTGGATATAAAAAGAATTTTGATAAGACTTTGACTGACCCTGTGTGGGAAAAAATTAGTATGAAAATGCATAAGTATTCACCGTTTCTAAATATTGATATATTTAAATATAAAACTTACCTAAAGGAACAACTGTATGAGTAAATTCTTCAGATCACAGATCATTCAAGAAGAAATGCAGGATATATTTGAGACACAGAAAGACCTTTATGCAGTCATCATGAGATTCCCAATGATGACTGTCGAAGAGCAGCGAGATCATATGAAAAAACTAATATCACTTATTGATAAGCAAGAAGTTATGTGGACAAGGTTATCACTATCAGATGACCCTGAAGCAAAAGAAATGAAAGATAAAATTCAGATGACTTCTGCTGCAATGGGATTCAAAAACGTTAATATGAACACAATCTTTAGTAATATGAGACAGACACTAGAGAATTTGTCTGACAAATTACATACATAATACTAATATTACACATTAGTACATGTTATCTACAGCATACCGTCTACGATTAGTGGACATCTGCAAATCGATTGCAGCAGGAACCGAAGTAGGAATTGAAGATATGATTTGGGCAGAAAAATTGGCAAAGGCAAACACATCAGCAAGAGGTATGCTTGCTTCAGCAAGAAGGTTGAGTAGAAATGAGGACGAAGCGTCTTTTCTTAAGTACTTGAATATTGGAGACCCTGATTCAAGGAGACACAAGAGGGGTTTCACAGATGCAGGGGATATAGCAGATTGGTTTAAAAACAAACGGTCTGACGATTGGAGACAACGAGACTAGTGTGGAAAAAATATTGGAAGTTTAATGACTGGGTTGTAGAGAAAGTTATAGGTGAAAAGGTTGATTCCATGGAAGAATGGAAAGAGATCCCAAAAAGGTGGAGACGTCTCAAAAAGGAACCAATCAGATATATTATGACTACAGGAAAACAAATTTTATGGGCAAATATAAGGCAACTTTATAAATTTTATAGATTTCTCAAGAAGTTTATACCATAGTTGACATTACCTAAATAGTATGTTACATTACACTTGTGTATGATTTATGCAAGGTGTTAATCCACCAATCTACTCAATCCGACGAATCCAATTAATCAAACTAATGTCATTCGCAAATCTAAAAAAACAGTCAAGACTAGGCAGTCTCACTTCTAAACTTACAAGTGAGATCGAAAAGATGAACAAAGGCACCACTAATGGTGCTGATGAGCGTCTCTGGAAACTAGAAGTTGACAAAGCAGGTAACGGTTATGCTGTAATCCGTTTTCTTCCTGCACCCGACGGGGAAGAACTTCCATGGGCAAAGGTATGGTCACATGCTTTTCAAGGTCCCGGAGGTTGGTACATTGAGAACAGTCTCACCACACTAGGTCAAAAAGATCCAGTGTCGGAGTACAACAGACTACTATGGAATAGTGGTAGTGATGACGATAAAGACCAAGCAAGAAAGCAGAAGAGAAAACTCTCATATATTTCTAACATATATGTCGTAAAGGATCCTGCTAACCCACAGAACGAAGGTAAAGTATTCTTATACAAGTTCGGTAAAAAGATCTTTGATAAGATAACTGCAGCAATGCAACCTGAGTTTGAAGATGAGGAAGCAATTGATCCATTTGATTTCTGGCAAGGTGCTAACTTCAAGTTGAAGGCAAAGAACGTTGCCGGTTATAGAAACTACGATTCAAGTGAGTTCACAAAAACTGAAGCATTATTGGACGACGATGATGCATTAGAAACCCTATGGAAAGGAGAATTTTCATTGGAAGAGTTCACAAAGGCAGATCAATTCAAGTCCTATCAGGATTTGGAGAAGAGAATGAATGCTGTATTGAATCCAACGAGCACAAGAAAGTCACTCGACCCTGAAACTTTTGATGAGCAAGAGGAACTCACCCTCAAGTCTCGTGATCAGATCAAGGAAGAGGTAAGTGTGGTCAAAGAACCAGTCGCTGTGGCAGCAGATGATAACGATGATGCACTCTCATACTTTCAGAGACTAGCAGAAGAGTAAAACCAAAATCGACTTTTTGTTTCAAAAATACCGGAAAAAAAATTCCGGTATTTTTTTTGCCTTAAGGTTTTTATCTAGGTGACAGTAATCTCAGATTGTCACCTTTTTTAGTGCGATCATCAATATATTGTGAACTATTGGTATATGTCATGATTTCTCTTATATCAGTAAAAACGGTATCTA